GGTCTGGGCTGACAACGACGAGCCTTTGCCGCTGCCGCAAGCATTCCCCAGACAGGCGGACATGCAGTGGCCATCGTTTTGGCATTTACATCACCCCAGCAACCCGGCTGGCAAATCCAAAGCTATTCGACACCTCAAGCTGCAATTGGGACTCAAGTGCAACTACGCCTGCCAGTATTGTTCTCAGGCGCACCAGCCTCATGACATGGATGGACACCCGAACGACGTTGCTCCATTCATGCAGCAACTCGAAGGCTGGTTTGCTGGTGGCGACGATGGCCAGGGTGCTGGCGTCAAGATTGAATTTTGGGGTGGTGAGCCCTTTGTGTATTGGAAGCTCCTCAAGCCGCTGGGAGAAGCTGTTAAGGCGCGCTACCCGAACGCGCAGTTGTCCATTGTTACCAATGGATCCCTCTTCGATGATGAAAAGCTCGACTGGGTTGAGGCGCTTGATGTGGGAATTGGTTTGTCGCATGACGGCCCTGCGCAGTCTTACCGTGGACCTGACCCACTGAACGATCCCGCGAATCTGGTGCAGATCAAACGCTGGGTCTCTCGGCGCATGTCGATTGACCGAATGAGTTTCAACACGGTCTTGCATCGTCACAACCAGTCTCTCAAAGCAGTTCGCCTGTACTTTTCTGAAAAGCTAGACCTTCCAGTGCAGGCTGTCGTACTTGCAACTGAGGAGGTGATGCTTCCCTACGACCAAAGCGGACTGTCATTGGCGCTCCATGGGAATGATCACGCGCGCTATTTGCACCAGATTTTCTGGGAGCTGGTCACGGGCTCGGGAATGGCCGTTGGAACCGTGCGCGACAAAGTTGATGAATTCATGCGCTCCCAAGCGCAGTCACGTCCATTGACAGCATTGGGTCAGAAGTGCGGAATGGATCGCGATGATTCGATCGCGGTGGACATGAAAGGCAATGTGATGACTTGCCAGAACATGAGTGCATCCACGAACCACAAGATCGGTCACGTCGATCAGTTTGAAGACATCAGCCTCAATACGGCCTACCACTTCAGTACGCGAAGTGAATGTCCCCGTTGTCCCGTGGCGCAGCTGTGCAAAGGTGCATGCCTGTTCCTAGAGGATGGTTACTGGGAGGCTGCGTGCGACAACTCCTTCAGCCACAACCTGGCTGTGTTGGCGGCGGCACTCTACTACCAGACACAGGGATTGATCCTCACGCGTATAGAAGGTGATGCCATCCGTCGTGACACTGTTTCTGAGATAGATGTCATTCATCTCGGCTTTGTGGAAAGTCAAGGTGACATGAGCACGGTTGTTCCGCCAGCGCGTCCCGTCAAACCATTTCCTGTGCGGGTGACACATGCCTGATACAGCACTTTCTGAAGCGCTTCGGGAAGCTTATGCAAGTGCCCCCAGCGATGTAGTCATCCTGCATACCCTGGAGATCCGACATCCGGACTTTAAAGACGAAACGGGCAACTTGACGGCGATCCGGGTGGTGCGTGATCAGCAGGACTTGCTTGCAAGGCTTGAGGCGTCAGCGCCAATCAATGCGGGCCAGCAGGTTCAGTTTGTGGCCATGGGATTTGAGCTGGATCTGCCACCTGTAGATATCGCGCCTGTTCCTGAAATTGCGATCACCTTGGACAACGTCACCCGGGAAATCGTGAAGCACTTGGACGAGGCATCGATTTCGGAGTCACCCATTGAAGTGACCTACCGTCCGTACCTCTCTAACGATTTGAGTGGCCCACAGATGGATCCGCCCATCACATTGGTGATCACCGAAGTGGAGGCCGACGTGCAGCGGGTTACGGCCAAGGCTCGAATGACTGACATCGGCAACAAGACCTTCCCGTCACGCTTGTACACCGCAACCGAGTTCCCAGGATTAGCGCGATGACCGACGAAGACTCGCCGAGTTGGGCGATCCAGTACATCGGTCGTCCGTGGATTGCAGGTGAGAGAGGCCCCGAGTCATTTGACTGCTGGGGCCTTTTTCTATGGGTCCAGAAAGCGCACTTCAGTCGTGACTTGCCGGTCATCCCAGTGGATGCGCTGAATCTGCGAACGGTCCTTCATACGTTCAAAACTCACCCGGAGAGGCAACGTTGGGAGGCGGTCGATGTGCCGCAGCAGGGTGATGCGGTTTTGATGCGTCAGTCGCGACACCCCGTGCATGTTGGCGTTTGGGTTGATGCGGACGGCGGTGGAGTGTTGCACTGCGCCCAGCAGATCGGGGTGGTGTTTCAGCAATTGAGCTCTCTGGCCAGTCACGGCTGGCAGGTGGAGGGGTATTACCGATGGAAGGAATTGCCATGACAAGCGCTTGCATGTCAGGCCTGCCCAGTCCCGGACTGGTCATCTGGATGCGAAATCCGTTCGAACCCAGTGATCGGCAGGTTAGCCATGTGTTTGGCTCGCCTACGATCGCACAGTGGATGAGTCGTGATGGCATTGAGTTCGACCAGCCCACGTTGATTTTGAAAAACGGCCAGCCGGTACTGATGGCGCATAGGGCAGTGACGCCAATTGATGCAGGAGACGTCGTGTCCTTGGTCACTCTGCCTCAGGGTGGTGGCGGTGGCGGCAAGAACCCTCTGCGAACTGTACTCATGATCGCAGTTCTGGTCGTCGCAAATGCGTATGGCGGCGCACTGGCTGCCTCAATGGGGTATTCAGGAACGCTGGCCACGGCGGTCGCATCCACTGCGATCGCAGTCACGGGCTCTGTGCTTGTCAATGCTTTGGTGCCCTTGCCAAATCAGTCATTGCCCTCTGCATCGGCCAACACCACATCTCCCAGCCCAACGTACTCCCTGCAAGCGCGGGGCAACTATGGACGTCTGTCGCAACCAGTCCCCGTGATTTATGGCCATCATTTGGTGTACCCGGATCTGGCCACCATGCCCTATACCGAGTACGAAAACAACGAGGAATATCTGCATCAGTTGCACGTCATTGGCGTGGGTCAGTTTCAGTTTGAGGAGCTGTCGATTGATGACAGCCCGATCAGCTCGTTTGCCGAGGTGCAGGCGCAGGTTATTGAGCCTGGCGGACAGAACACCTTGTTCAACCCCGATGTGGTCACGGCCCCAGAGGTGTCCGGTCAGGAATTGATTGCTGTCAGCGACGCCGGTGCCATCGTTGGTCCCTTTGCCCTTAATCCGGTGGGTACACAGATCAATCAGGTCGGTGTCGATGTGGTGATGCTGCGCGGTCTGTATTACGCCAACGACAGTGGTGCATTGGAAAGCCGCTCGGTGCAATGGCGGGTTGAGGTACGAAGCATCAACGACGATGGCGATGCCACCTCAGGCTGGCTCCATGTGGCAGACGAAACCTACTCGGCGGCCACCAACACTGCGCAACGCCTGTTGTTCAAGTATTCGGTGTCGCCTGGGCGTTATGAGATTCGTCTCCAGCGCCTGGATGCACGGGACACCAGCAACCGAGCTGGTCACGAGCTGCGTTGGGGCCAGGCCAAGGGCTATTTGGTGGGATCGAATTTGCCCACTGATCTGACCTACTTGGCACTCAGGATGCGCGCCACCGACAACTTGTCGCAACGCTCCTCTCGGCTGGTCAACTGCCAGGTGACGCGCAAGCTCCCCATCTGGAATCCGAGCACTGGATGGTCTGCGCCGCAACCCACCCGTTCGATTGCGTGGGCGTTCGCAGACGCGGTCAGGTCCAGCTATGGCGCAGGGTTGCCTGACCGGCAATTGGACCTGGCGGCGTTGGCACAGTTGGATACTGTGTGGTCGGCGCGAGGGGACACCTTCAATGCCGTGTTCGATCAGAACCAGACGGTGTGGGATGCCTTGGGGCAGATTGCACGGACCGGTCGTGCCGTGCCTTTCTTGCAAGGCGGGATTGTTCGCATCGTTCGCGATGAACCCAAGACCATCCCGGTAGCGCTTTTTTCTGCGCGAAACATCGTGCGCAACAGCTTGAAGATCCAGTACCTGATGCCAGGCGATGCCACGGCGGATGCAGTCACGATCGAATACGTCAATCCCAAGAGTTGGAAGCCAGATGAGTTCACGGTGTCCTTGCCTGGATCCCAAGCTGCCAAGCCTGCTCGTGTGAGGTTGTTTGGCTGCACCGATAAGGCGCAAGGCGTTCGTGAGGGGAAATACATCGCGGCGGCCAATCGGTATCGCAGACGGATCGTCACCTTTCGCACTGAGCTGGAAGGGTTGATCCCAACCTATGGAGATCTGATTGCTCTGAGCCATGACATTCCCCGTTGGGGTGTGAGTGGCGAGGTCTTAAGCTGGGACGGCCAGACGAGAACCGTGCGGTGTTCCGAGCCGCTGAGTTGGCAGTCAGGAGCCGTTCACTACCTCGTTCTGCGAAAGCCCGATGGCTCGGTCTCTGATGCCATCGAGGTCACGCCGGGCGCAACTGCCACCAATGCCGTCCTGAATACCCAACCCGGCTTTGAGCCACAGGTCGGTGCTGACCGAGAGCGAACGCACTTTGCTTTTGGTGTGGGCCAGTCCTGGTCCCAGCTGGCGCGCGTCATGAGCGTTAAGCCTAGGGCTGAGCAGGTCGAGCTGACTTGCGTGGCCGAGAACGCGTTGGTGCATACCGCCGATCAATCCTGATCTGAACCTGATTTTTGTAACCGCCCGCCGAGGAGC